TGAATACTTTCTGTATTGATTCTTCCTGCTACTCCTAATCATCCGCTGATAACCACTGCTCATGTGCTACTGCTGGTAGAATTGGTTGTATTAGAAAAATGCACGATATTGGTAGTTGTTGTACCACGATCAGTAACTGACTGTAGAGTGCTAATATCATCTATTACTAATATACCACTACTGCCTGTAGTAGTAATACGTATATCAGTACCGGCATAGATAGCCTGTCCGAGACTAGATGTAGTAATGACTGGTACACCTGCTGAATAAATGGTTCCACTTAACCACAGATCACCTGCAATACTTGCTCCGCCGCCGACTACAAGGGCACCGGTACCTACACTGGTTGCTGTGGAGGTATTTAGAATACTAATTCTATTTGTTGTAGTGGCTCCTGAATTTGTTACTGTTTGTAGTGTAGCAGTACTCCAAATTGTAACTCTTTGAAATCCGCCTTGTGTACTAGTAGTAATAGCAGTACCGGTGCCTGCAACAAATAATGGTTGTAATACATAGTTGTTCAATGTAGCGGTGGTGATAATTTCAGCACCAAGCACTGTTGACGTATTGCCTGCATTAATTGAGCCACCTACTCCAACTCCGCCTGTGACTATTAAACCACCTGTATTTGTAGAAGTACTTTGAGTACTGGTTGTAATTATAGCTATTGTTGCAGTGATAACAGTAACTACAGAAGCATTTTGAGTTTGTATGGCCCATGCAGTACCATTCCATACATAGGTTCTGGTACCTAGGACATATGTATCTCCTAAGTTGGGGTTGGTTGGAAATCCTAATGACATATATTTTTACTCTTTATAATTGTGCAATTTGTATCCAAAATCTATTACCATTGTCATTAATCCATTGATACTGGGCCAATGAACCGATGTCAATCCAATAATCACCTACCCTATTTGTTGATGTTGTAGGTGCCACAGCTCCAACTGTAACTCGCGGAGTGTAGAGCAAATAATTTTCATCAACATTACCTGTGGTTGCGTAAACTTCTCCCGGAACATTTAATGTATTAGTTCCTGACGAATAATAACTACTGGTTGATTCAGTAACAAAAGTAAGGGCAATATCGCCTCGTACAGGACTGTAATCAGAAATTAGATCAGTTAATCCTAGATAGTAAGTTTGTAAAGGGCTTACACTATTGACAAAAATATTGTCAGAGTTGGTAGCAGTTTGTGCAGTTCCCGCAGATAATGCTCCAATGCTATTCCAAGTTGGAACATCGCCATTTGACACTAGCACTTGATCATTGGTACCAATCGGTAATAATGTTGTAACACCCGAAGTAGTTTGATAAGGTAAACTACCGCGAACACCGCCTTGTATGTTTGTGGCAGTAGAAGCAACCCCTGTTAAAGTACCAAAAAAGTTAGTAGCAGTGACACTATTTTCTACATAAACATCATTGAAGAACGCATCTCTAGGATTATATAATCCGATGACCATTCTATCTAATAAGCCGTCAATACTTGGCTGTATTGTTACCTTGCCGCCTAAAATAGGTTGAATACTAACATCGGCACTTGGACTTAATGTTACAGCGCCTTGTCCTGTAACGTTTAATTCTCTTATTACTTCTAGGTCTCGACCTATAGTAGCATCACGGCTGACCCAAAAATCTTGTCCAATACTTGCGCCGCCTGTAACCTGTAGTGCTCCTGTACCTTGATTCGGAGCTTGTTCAGCTGATAGAATTTTTACAATTCCACCAATATTAGCACTGTCACTTATACCAACTCCGCCTAGTACTACTAGGGCTCCTGAATTAGTGCTAGTAGATACGGTGCCTAACCCCAGACCAGTGTCTGCGTTAATCTGCAGATATCCGCCGCCGTTATAATAAAACGTAGAACCAATACTGATCTGATTGTCAACTCCATCAATTAAGTTATCACCGCCAATGCTAATATTAGCATTGCCGCTGATCATATTATTAGCAACTTCATGACCAATAAACAGATTATAAGAACCAGTAGTTAGATTAGTAGCTAGGTTGTGACCTAAGAAAAAGTTTTGACGACCGTTGATTAAATTAGTGGCCGCATTAACACCAACAGCGATATTATCATCGTATACTGTTGTAATTGAAACAAGTCCATCACTTACATAATCAGTAAAAGTTCCACTAAGTGGTGTTGTTAAATTTATATCATTGTATAAAATAATATCATCAGAACTAATTGGATCGGCATAATATTTGTTATTGTTAAGTTCAACGGTGCCGACTACGCCAGTAATAAGAATTTCTGTTCCGGAAGTTATATTATGACCGGGTGCAGTTACAGTAATGAAACCAGAGGTAGTTATACTGGTAATGTTTGCCCAAGGAATAGAATGATAAACGCCGATATTTTTTAAACTACCGTCACCGATAGAGATAGTTTGTTTTACTTCAGTTCCAGTTGAAATTACATTTCGTCCAATAGCTACTACTTTTAAAGCAGTATCTATGCCTTGTAAAGTATCCCAACCAAATACAATATTAGCCTGGCCTGTAGGAGTATCATCTTGACCTACTGCCCCAATTCCTTGCATGACTACATTGTTCTTGCCTTCGAACCCTTGTCCTACAGTTATTCCATTTACATTTATATCTTTTCCGGCCCATAGACCGTCTCGAATTCCTATACCGCCTTGTACAACTAACACTCCAGTATATGTACTGGTGTTAACAACATTACCTGCAACGATTACTGTGCTAGTGCCTGTACCTACAATTTGTATGTGCTGGTTTGGTACATTGCTGTACATGGTTCCAGATGTAAACTGTATATTGCCTAGACTAGATCTATAAGTGGTAATTAATTTTTCATCAGTAACAATGGTGTAACCAGTTGATGTAGTTGGAGAGGAGGGTAGCTGAGGTTGTGCCCCCTTAAGGTCAATAAATTGACCACTTCCACCTCGTCTTAGCGTTGATCCACTTAATAATCCTGGCATTATATAATCCTATTATGCGTTAGCTGTTTGAAGTATACTCATTACCAATTGCATGGTACCTGTGCTGTCGGCATAAGCACGGATGCTATCTAATTCTTCAATAATCATTTTTCCCGACAAAGGAGTTCCTGCGTCGTTGGCAGGAATTGGAAATTCCTTAACCAACGCACTTGCTGTTTGACCAGGTTGTCCTCCGAACCCCTGAGCATCTGCTAAGATTGTTCTATATCTATAATGCTCAAAACTTACAGTATGAGTTTCTGTACTTAAATTTGCTACCTGAGCCATCAATACAATAGCAGTAACACCAATAGGTGCTGTGTAAACTGTAGCAGTGGTACTGGTACCCAATATTGCAGTTTTGGTTAAAAATTTGTTTAATGGTAACTGTGCCATATTATATTATTCCTGTTTTACTCAATTGCTAAGATGAACGGAGTCATGTTAGCATATAAACTCTGTACAAATGTTCTTCCTGATAACACACCAGTTGCCTGACTAATTACCAATCCTGGACCAATACGGAAGTCTCCGTTTTGATCGGTTGAAGTGAAGAACACCTTACCACTATTTAACTGAACTGTTTCCCTACTTTGTATAGGATCAGCTACTCCTCGTTGAGGCAATGCACCGTAGTTTGTACCAGCGCCAACATATTCAAACACGTAACCAGAAGCACTGATGTAACTTCTTTGATAGAAATTAACAGTTGACCCATCTGGGAACAAATCGGGTCTAGTTACAGCTTCTCCCATCTCTACAATATGGTAGGTTCCTGGACGACTCCAATAGCTTAGGCCACTGTAAACACTGTTATAATTTCCTCCTGATTCTAGATCATAAATGATCTGTTGAAGGATTAATTTAACATCTCGTTTGCATTTATCTTCATTATAATCGGTTGCACCAGTAACACTACCTAGATAAATTCCTACATACGCCGCAATTTCTGCGGCCAAGAAATCTATATTAGCCTCAATCAATGTAATGGCCGCACCTGCCCCTGTAGGTATTGTACCTGAAGTAGCTATTAAACTAGGAGGTACTACAGCCTTGGCCGCATCGATATCGGGAGCATTGATAATGTTAATCATTTGATCAAATCTTAAATCAATGAACGGTTGGGCGGCAGATCCTCCGGTGATATTGCCTGAAATAAATTGTGGTACAAGATTTCCACTTGAAGTAGTTACAGCAATGTTAGCAATAACTTCATCTACTCGTTCTTTCAAATATCCTAATGTTTGTGCGTGTGCCGCAATTTGTCCAATACTAGGTCCTTGATAGAATGAATTAGTATTTGTAGTTAAAATGTTTGTGTCTGGAGCATACGGGCTCTGTGCCACAACACTTGTTTGTACAGTGTAATAGCTGTTACCACAGAAGTACAAGGTAAAGAATGTAGGATTGGTTCGATCACCGCCGCCATGTGTTAACGCCTGGTTTAGAGTGATGCTGTTGTATCCTACATCTGTAACAATAGTTCCAGTGGCCGCATACCATTTCATATATCCATCGTTAGGTGTAGGTTGATTAAATTCATCATAAACAATGTTACCAAACCCGTCTACAACATATGGAAATTGATCATATTCATAACCGTATTGATCCCTAATACGAACCGAGTTATTAATGTAAACATCAGTTATAGAAATATTGTTTAGAACAATAGAACCTGTGGTCAATGTACTAGTGCTTGGTTGTGCATTTAAGAAACCAGGTAGACCTTGTTCGTTTATGTGTCCTTCTGGAGGAATAACTTCCATAACCTGTCCGATGTGAGGTCTGTTATTTAGATCAGGAACAAATACTTCAACTCGTCCACCAGTTGGCCAGTAGCCTGTAGGATAAAATTGGTCTAGATAAGGTAACGGATTGCCATTGCCATCGACTCCGTCTGGACTAAATGGATAGGCCCTATAAGGTGGATTAAACACTGTTCCGCTAAAATCTCTTCTACCAAAGCCTTTGGCCACTAGGCACAGATCACCGAAGTTGGCGTTACTGTTAACAATACTTGCAATACCGCCATTGTCACATAGCACACCATTTGAACAGAAAATTGTAAACACAGAAACTAACTGTGCATATCCATTATTAGTAACGTGAACCCCGATACCTCCCTGGTTAACCTGGGTAAACGCATCATAAACAAAAGACTGAATTGGAGATCGATCTGATATAACTGCACCGTCAACTAAACTTCCGCCCATTGACCCGATTGGATCTGTCTTACGCTGATTCCAAGTACTTGCATTACCAGTGTATTCTAAACTTTTTGCTTCTACCTGTGCATCTTGCAATGGATAGATCAACACATCGCCAAAATACAATGTAGCATTATTTCCAAACCCTATAGTATTGGTACTTAGACCAATTCGATAAGTTCCTGTACTTACTTGATCAACTGAAGTTACAGTAGGAGAAATAACAACATCGCTACCATTAAGACCTGTTAGGCTAACTAGGCCGCCGCCTGCATATACAGGAGGAGCAACTTCTGGTCCGTTAGCAATGATATTTGTAATAATATCAAAATTTCTTCTAACTGACTGTTGCGGCATGTAGTCGCCACCATACTGGAAGAACGGATTAATAACCTGAGTAGCTACAGTACCAGTTACAGGCGTCACTGGATTGTTTGCAATAACCTGTAGTGCTAGATCTCTTGCATAACTAATAGCCGCAGTTGTAGTGTTTACTTGACCAGCAACATAATTATAGGCTTGATTCCAATAACTTAATCCAGCTTCAAGACTCTTCTGGTTACCACCTAATAGAATATCTTGACTAACAGCATCAATAATTAAACCTGTATCTCTATAACACAATTCTTGATTGTAATTAAAAGAGTTAGGGTTAAACACCTGATCAAGATATGCAATTGTTTCTGCTACAATAAATTTTTTATTTGCCTGTATAATATTATAGGCATTAATTGTAGAAGTCGATGTACTAGCAGTCAACGATATTGGTTTTAGTGACGCGGCTACGGATGGGCCGTTGGTAATAATATTGGTAATAGTATTAACACTAATTGAAATAGCCAGAGCATCACTAACTGAACCGGTTGTTAAACCAGTAACCGGTTTTACAATTTTTTGTAGTGCATTAACAGGGTTACCTACAATTAAGAACTGTGTAAGACTGCTAATAAAATCAAATGCCATAGTAGTGGCTGTAGTTTCATTAGGTATTACTGTTTCTGCACTGGCACTAGCATAATAACTTAATCCGCTTTGAATAGCTTGACGATTTCCACCGTGTAACAAATCAAAGGCCACGCTTTGAATAATGTATCCTACGTCTCTAGCGCATGTAGATGTGCTGTATTCAAATCCAGGATTAGTAGCATTTACATAGGCTACAATTTCTTCTGCCAGATAATTGGTGTTGGTTACTAATAAATTTACAGTATTTTGAACACTAGGCAATGTGCTAGCAGGGCCATTTGGAACAACTAAATCAGTAACACCTTCTATTCTACCATTTAAGATATTTAAAATAGTAGCAAACTCATTTTTAATGACAGCAATTTCACTGCTAGTGGCATAGTTGCTTGCAGTTGTTTGCACTCCGTCAGTGTACCTAAATATACCAACTAGTGCATCAGTAGCAGTGGTAATATTTTGAACAACCTTAACACTTAGATCTCTTAGATACTTAACAGCTTCAATTGTGGGATTGATTTGATCTTTAATTGCACCAGTATATCTGTTTTGATTAAAATATTGCAGACCGGCAAATGTTGATTGGCTATGTGTAGGTGTTGGATATAATAGATCAGCTGAGATACTGTCAATGATAATACCTGCATCTCTACGGCACTTTAATTGATTGTAAGGTAGAGCTTTTGGAGGTTGGCACAATTCATAGTTAATATAGTTAAGTACATTTTCTTGAATAAATGTTCTGTTAGCCTGCAATAAAATTTCAGCACTGACATAGGCCGCATCTGGGCCTGTACTAGTATAATTGTCTGGAGCAGATGACGGACCGTTTAAAATAATGTCAGTTGTTATACCTAATAATTTTTCAACAGAGTCACTAGCAATTGCACCGCCAGTTAATGCTGTATTAATAACCTGACTAGAAACAGGAATCCCTGTAGGCGGAACTAATACTGTGCATGTGGAATTTACAATAATCTGTTTGGCTAGGTCACCGATGTAATCAATAGCACTGACGGTTTGTGTTTCTTGGCCGGCAATTACGCTGGTTACACCCCTGTAATAGGCTAAACCATTTTCTATACTCTTTTGATTTCCGCCAAAGGCTAAATCGTAGGCCATGTTTTCTACAATAATACCAGCATCTCTGTAGCATAGCTGTCTATTGTATTCAAAATTATTCATTGTCCTATTAAGGAATGCAATAACTTCAGCTTGAATAAATGGAATGTTATTTGTTAATAAATTGTAGGAATTTAACACACTGGTAGCAGTGTTTTCAGTTAATGCAATAGGAGTCTTGGCTTCAGCTTCGATAGGTCCATTGCGAATAATTTTAGTAATTACATCAATATTATCTTGAAGTGTTGTAACTTCATAAGCACTACCATAGGTAGAAGTAGTATACTGAGTTACTGAAGTTTGGTTAGGACTCAGAATAGTTTCTGATTTAATAATACTAGGAAGTATACTCTTAATAAAATTGTAGGCCGCAGTGGTTGCAGGAATTTCATTAGTTGCAGACAATGTTGAAGTCGATGCGTAACTGTAATAGTACACACCACTCTTAATACTTTGAATGTTACTGTTATTACCAATGCCAGGATGTAAGAAGTCAAAACTTACGCTGTCAATAATATACCCGACATCTCTGTAGCAGGTTGCAGTTGTATAATTCAAACTAGGATAAGTTGAATTTACATAGTTAACTACGGCCTGTTGCATTGCGGCCTTATTGGCTTGTAGAGCATTGTAATCAGTAACAATTGATCCGGTAGTTGTTGGTAGCCCACCATAGATTACTTGATCAGTTATTCCCACAAGATTTGTACTGGTACTAATAATATTAGTAATAGTTGTGAATAAACTATCTACCCTTGCTCGATTGCCAGGACTAACATAACTATGAGTTAGATTTTTTAGATAGTTAATTGCATCGATAGTGGCAGTTAATTCTGAATAGATTTGGCCAGTGTATCCGTCTTGATTCCAGTATTGTAACCCTGTAAATGTACTGTCGCTAGTACTGTTATATAACATATCTTCAGCAATAGCTTGAACAATTAATCCAACATCTCTAGAACATTTTGTTTGATCGTAAGTAAATGAACCACTGTTAAATGTGTTATCAACAAATGCTACAGTTTGTGATTGAATAAACGGTTTGTTAGCCAGCAACAATGTTCGTGCATTAAAGAATCCAGGATTTTGTTGTCCTGCATTAATACTTTGTCCGATTGAAATAGAACCTGTGCTTACTGATACAACAATGCTGGTAGTGTTAGCCGCCCATGTTCCGGTTCCTATTGCTGATGGAACTTGTACAGTTTGGTTAGGAACAAACATTGTTCCATCTCGCAACCATGGACCACTTTGGTTAGTACAGTTTTGAACGTATGGAGAATGGAATAAGTCGATACGATCATCACCTGACTGAGGAGGAAATGCCGTTGCATACGCACCTCGATTTGTTCCAGCAGTATAAGGACCTTCAAGTAGCCCACTACGACCATTTAAGAATGTCATGTAGTTAAGATAGCAACCACTGGTCATGTGGAACAAGTCTTGAGTTTTGTTTATAGGCTCAATAAATGTTGTACGAATGTCACTTCCTTTAACACTGGTATAGGGTTTCATCAACAACGGATTGTCTTCTAAGTATCGACCGGCACTAACTTGAATTTGTGTGCCTGGTTGATAGTAAGGACTTTTCATTGCACCGCCAATAGTACGGCATGCACGACTTGGATCCATTGCTCGACCGTCATTAGTATCGTCACCATCAACGGTGACATACAAGACATTGGTTACTACTGGTGCAGTTCCAATTGGATTGTTGCCACGGACACGCAATTCACCGAACACGTCGGTCATACCTGCACCAAGTACAATAGTACCTGTACTAGCAGGAATACCTAAGAATTTACTATAAACGTCATTTAGATATGCATCAGTAAAGTTATTGCTAGGATAAACAGCACCACCTATGGTAATGTCTTTAGAAATACTAACACCGCCTTTGACCTGCAATGCGCCTGTATCTGTCGAAGTTGATGTTTCGGTAGCAACTACGCTAACACGGTCAACACTAAGTTCGCCGCCTCTATTACCACCAGTGTTAGGATAGTATACTAGACCACTTTCTGTTTGTTGTTGGTTGTTAGCAAAACTGTTATAAGGACTTTGAACGTCTTCATATAGATAAGCACTAGTTGGTGCTCGTTCAGCAAATACCAAATAATATGGCTGAGAATTATTGTTAGCCAAAACTACGATCTGAGAACTAGTAGTTGCTGTGTTGGCTTGTGCGATACGACCGTAGATGAATCCGCCTACGTTTAAATCTTTTTCAATACCTACACCACCAGTAAAATAAGCCGAGCCAGCTTCTCTATGTGCTATAGTGTCATATACTTGATTAGGATCTTGTGGAATTAGATAATCAGCAGGGGGGTGGCCGACGTTATCGGTGCCAAGAGATTTAAATTTAGACCCACCAGTCTTTAGGGTAAGATTTCCAAAAATGTCGGCATCTGCATTAATTTTAGCATTTGCGCCAACGTCTATATCATTATTAACAACTACTTTACCATCACTTTTCGTGGTCAGGTACACGTTACCGTTAGTGGCGGATACGGTTGCGGTCTTACCGTCTTTGTTGGGTGTTACATTTTTCGTTCCTGAAAAGCGAGCCATATCTATTCCTTTGATGTATTTATTAAATTAATGGATTCGTATCTCAACTGAATCTATTAATACTGGATCTTTGTGAGGCCAATCTGGATGAGCTCGAAATCTAATCACTACCCCAAACGTATTGTTTTGAACATCCGATATAGATATACTTTCTGCATTCCATATACTGGTCTCAGACCCATAAATTTTTTGAGGAAGTATATCTCGCGTGGCTTGATTTTCTCCTAGAGGAAGACCATCAAGGCAAAGTTCAATAGTATCATCTGTTGCTCTGCCATAGCGTCTGGCGTTCAGTCTGACTTCTATACCTGAAACTGTGTCGGGTAAATTTTGAAAATTAAATCCAGTAGCACGTATGAAATAAGTTTTATTTTTTATATCTAACTTAGGACTTCTTGCGGTATGAATTAAATTGCCGGTTGATTGTGCGGATCGATTATCTAAACTTTTTATGTTGTCAATGTGATCCCAAGAAATATCTACTGATTCTGCGTCAGTTTCTGCGTATTGTTCAATCTGTGAAGGTAATGTCCATGCGGTAGTCATGTCAGTATTTACCTGATTTTATTTTATACATACTAAATGAAAAAAGGACTCCGAAGAGTCCTTTCTATGAATCTAATAATATTAGATTGTGTTTGACAGAGTAATGTAAGTACCTGTGGTATCACCGATAGTCCACGGAGCAACTTGACCTGTGGTATAGATAGCTGTACTTGTACTGTATCTGTTGACTACTGTTGCTTTGTGAGCAGTTAGTTTAGTAACATAGTAACTAGCACCAGTCCAGTCAGTGGCAATGATATGCATCTGACCTGCTGTTAATACACCGGAAGCTAATCTGCAGATACCAACACCGTCTGCATTTTGAACCAAATATCTACGGCTTGATTCTTGTTTGATAATGTCGCCGCCTGTACGTGATTGGCTAGCTGTTGGCAAATAACTGATGATTTGAATAGCATCAAGCACTGTACTGGTAACTGTAGTGATAGCTTTAAAGCCTGAACCATAGTCATTAAATGTTAGGTTACTAGCATCTGCCCAAGTACTAAGATTGTTTACTGTAGAAGTAATTCGGTTTAGGTTAGTATCAATAGCTGTAACTTTACCGTTATTTCCAGTTGCGCCGCCAGCAATTACCATGCCAATATAAATGCCAGTAACGCTAGCTACTGTAAATGTATTTGTAGCAGTAATACCACCGTTACCTGTAGAAGCCGCGGTAACTGCTGAAGCTGTTGTAATGCTAATAGTAGCTGTGCTTGTATAACCAGCTCCTGGATCAGTTAGTGTAACTGCTGTAATTCTACCTTGAGCGGCAGGTGTACCAATAGTTAGTGTACCTGTGGCAGTTGTACCGCCAACAATGTTTGGTGCGCTGAATACTGCAACAGCACCTTGTGAGTAATTTGTACCAGTTGTGCCAACGATGATAACGGTACCAACACCTTCGCCACCAACACCACTGCCTAGAACCACACTACCGTGGTCTGGGTTATTTAAATTACCAAAAAACTTTTTCTTAATCGGACGTCCCATTTTGTTTCTCCTTGAGTTATGAGCGTTCTAGGCCCTACGCGGTGGGTGCCGCATAATAATCTAGATAACATATTTATGTTAGGGTCAACAAAAAACGCCCCGAAGGGCGTTTTTGTTTTGCTCAATAAGCAGTTGATTACTTGAAGCTTACGTTGGCAGTAGTGATAGCTACTTTACCTAGGTAATCACCAGCGTTACCTAAAGAACTAGCTGTGTTAGTTAGAGCCACGTATCCATAACGTGTCAAGAAACCAACTACTGGTTCAAAAGTTGCTGGGTCAAGAACAACTCCAGAGCTCATTAGAGGAATGTAAGGGCAATAGAACGCGGCCGCATCAGCCTCGCTAGAACCTTTGTAACCAATAAGAACTTGGTTTGCATCTTGTGCAGTTGTGTCAGTCATGTATGCGTCAACATAAATGCGCATTGCACCATTCAATGTACCAACGAACTTGGTGTTTGTTGGAGCTTCGAATGTGCCTTCTGTAGTACGAGCAAACGCACTAGTTGTAGCAGACTGAAGAATTGTCAATGCTTGGTTAGAAACAACAGCCCAGTTACCAGAACCACGACGTGTACGTTGAGCAATCAAGTTGCTTACACGGTTGATTTGGATAGCTAGAGCGGCGTGCTCATCACCAACGAATGTAGCTGTACCAGAAACTAATGACTGGTCATATGTTTCTTCTACGCTGGCCAAGCTACGTAGGCTGTTTAGGATCTCTTGATCGATTTCAGCAGTGATTTCTTGTGCCAAAGCGGCCATGATTTCTGCTTCGATATCGATACCTTGTTGAGCTTGCGCATCTTGTGCGGCCTCGAATGTCCAACGAGCAGATAGCTTGCGGCTCTTTGCTTCGACTGGAGTCTTCAAGATTTGAATGCTCATCTTACGGCCTGGTTGACCTTCTAGGCTAGCTGTTGTAGTAGCTGTTGGGTTAGTACCGTCACCAGAGTAAGAACGAGCAATGTTGAATGGGCTTAGAGCTTCTTCACCAGCTGTAACTTCTGATGTACCTTCTGCGTAACGAACACGTAGAGTGTGGATCTGTGCAACAGGTCCAGTCATTGGCTGAACACCAATGATTTCGTTAGCAATAACTGTCGGCATAACACGACGGATAACTGGAAGAATCACACGGTTTAGTGTAGCGATGTTACCAGCACTTGTTGCACCTGCTGTTGCAGACTCACCCAAGTAACGGCGTGTATTTTCTAGGCATACGCCCATTGAAGCACGACGGTTACCAGATAGGCCTTCAAGCAGAGCTTCTTTGGTCTCTGACCATCTTTCATTTAATAGTTGTGACATTTATTGTCTCCTTGAATAAATTATTTTAGACCCGCTAGTTTGCGGATATCTAATATATTGTCTAAGCCTACCTCAGGCTTGCTTTCACGATTCCCAGTTACTGCACTGCTCTCAGAAAGAATTGCTTTTTTAGTAGCAACAACTTTCTTCTCGCCTTCCATCACTGTGGGTAGGTACTTGTCAAATGCATCATTTAATTTTGGTGTCTGTACAGACTCCAATAGTTGATGCATTAGCTCTCTCTTGTCAGCACTTAGGGGTGCTAACAATTCAGCCATAACATTCTTACGCTCCATCAAATCTTTGGTAACACGAATTTCGCGGTCTTTAGATTCAACAATAGTTTGTTTTTCTGTTAATGCCTGTTTTGTCTCAGCTAATTCCATTTCTTTCTTTTGAATGATCTTTAACAATTTGCTTGTTTCAGATTTTTCATTTAGATAAGATCCGGCGTATTCCTGAGCAAAAGCTTCATAAATTTTGCGACCAAAGTCGTTGCTACGAGCACTGTCAATATCTTCTTTCAATTGCTTGATTTCAGATGTTAACTTTTTAGTAACTGCGTTTTCAACAACCTTAGCACTACGCTTAATGAAGTTTTGTTTAATATCTTCAAACTTGCTCTTAGCTTCACGGACTAACTTAACTTTAGTTTCAGCTAGGTCACGCTTGTCTACAGCAAACTCGTTGATTTCTTTTGCTAGAGCATGTACTACAAATTGCTCTAGTTTAGCAAAGTTCTCGCTAACTTTCTTACGATCGTTTTGGAACTCAACTAGTTCTTTACCAAGTTGCTTGATTACAAATCCTTCTAGCTTTTTGCCGTCAGCTTTTACCTTAGCTTGGTATTGAGCTTTAGCTTCTGCTAGTGCTTGCTTGTCTTCATGCAATTCGGCCATTTCTACGGCCAATCTGTCGCTTAACATCTTGTCGATTGCTTCAACCATAACAGTCTTATCATGACTGTATTTTTGTGCAAACTCTTCACGAAGTTCAGCGGTGACTTGGTCGCGATTCTCTTGAATCTTAGTGTTGAACGCGGTTTCTAGATCAGTACGAATTTCTTCGCTAATCACGCCGCTTTCTACTAACTGTTTGAATGCGTCCATTTATTTCTCCTCGGGCTTATTTTAGACCTTTAATAATTTGCAGGAGGCTTTCCTTCAAATATTTCTGGGCCTTTGGATCTTCTTTAACTTCTTGTGCAACACGGAATGCTCTATTCCCACCACGAGCATTCATTAGGTGCTCGTAAACAGGTGTAGGATACGCTCCGGGTGCGCTGGGCTGGGCAACCACATCTACCGTAATAATTTCAAAATCAGATACATGGCCGTTCATGTCGTTAACATTGCCGCTACCACGAGAACTAACACCAAGTTTTACTCCGCTTTCAAGCATAGTACGAACTAAGTTACCCATAGGCGTAGGAAGGATTTTCATCTTTCCATAACCATTAGGACCTTCCATCCACATTTGAGTGATCATATGGGATACACGATCCAAATTCACTTTAAGATCATCTGGATGGTCAACTTCTCCAAGAACACTGTAACCATTTTGAATTTGATCATTAAGTGTTTTCACAGCACGTTCAATTTCGTCTACAGGGTAAACTCGTTGGTTAGCATTGCGAATACCACCTTGAATGGCAATACCTTTAAGGTAAAGGCTCTTGCCATCCTTGTCGTCAGACTCGAGTATAACTCCAGCCTGATCAAAACTTAGGTGTTCTCTTAGATATGAAATCTGTCTCATCCAGTTTCTCTAATTATAGCTTTTTCAAGAAAGGCTTGATTGGAGCAACGCTAGTTTGACCAGCTTTGTCACCGCTACCAGAACCAACTGGGCCTGGACCTGAACCCTTCTTCTCAGCACCGTGTCCGCCAGCAACTTTAGATAGGTTCTTTACGCCCATCTTGCCGCCAGGAACATTACCGTTGCCTGTTTTCATATCTTGTGGGTTCTTAACTAGACCGCCAGTCTTACCGTTAGGGCTTGTACCGTCCATTGCGCCTTCGCCTGAGGCAGATTTTGCAATGTTACTAGCGTTAGCACCAGTTACTGGCTTACCTTTTCCAGAACTAACTGGGCTCTTGCCTTCTACTGGAGCAGGCATGCCTTCACCAGAGTTAGCACCAACGTATTGACCTTGTGTCTTTTGGCTGTTCTTTTCCCAATCGTTACCGACTTTTTCTACGTATTCGCGTGTTAAACGACGACCTTCCATTGTATGGCCGATCATTTCCATTTCGTCTTCGTCACCGAATTCTTCGCCGTCTTCTTCACCTTCTTCATCACCGAACTCGCTGTCCATGCCCATGTCCCCTTCTTCGGATCCATGTGCTTGTTCTAGTTCAGCAAAAGCGGCTTCTAGATCAGCAATAGCGTTCTTGATGTCAAAAATAGCTTGATCTTCTTCACCTTCTGGCTCGTCTCCGCCCATATCGTCGCCGTCGACTTCGATATCAGCGCCAAGATCATCTGTAGCGTCGCCTTCAGCACCACCGCCGAAACCGTCATCTTCAGAGTCCATCATGTATGAATCTTCAAGTTCTTCTTCGGATTCGTCCATTTCTTCTTCTTTGGCTTCGTCTACTTCTTCTTCTTTAGACTCGTCCATTTCATCATCAGAAGCTTCTTCAACTTCTTCGTCCGCTTCTTCAGCGATTAGATTTTCATAAATTGTTCTTGACTTCTCTACAACGATTTCATGGAATAGCTCATTGGCTTTATCCATTTCTTCGTTGACTAGATAGTCTAATAGTTGTTCAAATTTAGACATTGCGTAATTCTCCTATGTGGTTGCGCGGCAAGGCTGTCCAGTATATTTACGCAGGATTCGGTATTGATATGGGAAATAGGCCAAAAACGAGCCGTTTTTGACTTTCGACGACAGAGATTTAACTCTATTTGACTTATTTTTTGTTAAAAATATTTAGTTTTCATCAAAAAAAGTTCAGTCGGTGTTTATCCTATTAAGCTGTAGCCTCAGGAGGCGGTGTTGCATACATCTTTCTAACCAGGCCTAATTCTTCTTTTTGTTCTTTATCATGTGCTTCTCCCGCCTTGCGTATGTCGTTTAGCATACGAAGTGTTAGACGCATTTTGCGTAGATCTTTTTGTTTTAAAACGCTAGTGTCGTTTTGGCTCAGATAACGCATGTCCTCTTGAGGATCTGCATGGTCTCGATCAAAATAAATGAATTCTTTTAATAGCATGGTAAACTATTTATTCATTATTGGGCAGGAGGCGGAGGTGGTGCTTCACCTGGTGCACCTTCTGCTCCGGGCATTTCCTCGCCAGTATCTTCGGGAGGAGCAGTATTATCAGTCATGCCGCCTAGATCTCCTGCCAGGCCGCCGGCAGTAATACCTGCTGAGCGTAGTTCTGCACTAGCTGATAGTTTAGCATCCTCGTCAATGTTTTCTTCTTTCCACATTTTTTCGTTTTCTGCCACTTCTTCAGCAGTCATGCCCAAGAATCGTTTCATGGCAAAACGTTTAGATACAAAGGGAATGGCTACCATTACATTAAATGTATTAACGCGAGCTGTGTCCATTTCTGCTTGACGATAGCTGGCAAAGTTTTGTGGAGGATTAAATTTAACATCAAATATGTTTGAATCTATATTGATACCTTTGGTATGCAGATATAATTTAAACTCTGTGTCAAACTGCTCATGCATCATGCTCTGCAGTCTTTCGCAGTATTTGTTAAATCTTAATTCTTGAATATAAGCGGTTCCAACTCGGCCGTCGTTAAAATTCGAGCCGCCGTCATCCGAACCAGTAGGCAAGTAACTGCTAGGAATCCTAAGAGCTCTAAACAGTTTGTTCGTAAAGTATTTAAGGTCATCAATTTCTCCTAAGTTTGTACCACCCGGAAGGATTTCAACTTTACTTCCTCGACCTTCTGCAGTCTGCGGGAAGAAATAATCTTCATTGATACTTAATGGGTTGTAGCCTGCATCGACCACTGTTTGACTACCGCCAGTATTGCTTGGAATGCGTCTTTGATTTACTTCGTTTTTAACCCGTTCAACAAAGCCCATGGCCAAATGACTAGGCATATTACCAACGTCAATATAGAATACTCTACGTTCAGGCGCACGTTGTACACGATAGATAATGATAGCATCTTCAAGTAATTCTTTTTGTTTGAATACTTTAAAAATACTTTCTAATAAACTGTTACCGAATGGATAGTTGTTGTCTAACCCTTCGCTCATGCTGATATGAATTACATGACGAGCATCAATGGTATACTGATTTTGATTTTGACTAAATCTGCTAGAGTTAGCTGTTGTCGGAAATGAACCAACCATACCTCGTGAGCCGCCTGCGCCACCTTGCCCTGTACCATAGCTTCCACCAAATTGACTTCCGCCACCTTGTACATTACTAGGTTGGATAGCAGTTGTGGCTAATGTTTCTAAGTTAGGGTTAAAATCACGGATAACATACTGTTCGGGTTTTTTGCCATCGCTTTCGTTAACGATAATCTTGTCAACTTTAGCAGGATCAACATACATCCATGTTTGAGTTTCTGGATCTCGAACAAAGAATACATCACCGTATTTGAATACGTTTCTTACAATTTTAAAAATTCTTGTATTGAATTTATTCTGCTTGGTCCACTGCTGTAGGTATTTTTTAATGATACGAATTTCTGTACCG